GCTACTATCAGATACAAACGAGGCGCAAAATGAAAAAGAAAGAAAAGCCTGTCACCCTTAAAGTTGGCGGAACTGGCCATAAAGTCTCTAAGAAAAAAGACCAAGTCATTGTTGACCACTTAGGTCAAAAAACAGGCAAGTACGATAAGATTAACCTAACTAAAGTTGGTGGGTCAAAGACTGTCAAACAAGGTGTTAAGGCAGTTAAAGATTGGCACAGTAAGCCAAGCAACTCCCACAAGAAGGGTAAATAATGGCAAGCGGCTCTAACCCATGTTGGGACGGCTACGTTCAAGTAGGATTCAAGAACAAAGATGGTAAAAAAGTGCCGAACTGTGTTCCTGAAGGTAAGGGTAAATCCAAAGTAACTAAACCTAAGAAAGGCAAAAAATAATGTGCGCTATGTGCGGATGCGGTAAGAAAAAAGGTCAACCAGGCTTTGGTAAAGGCCCTAAGAAAAAAGCTGCTAAGAAAGCTGCTCCAAAAGGTATGTCTCCAAAGCAAAAGAAACTTGATGCAGACAAAGACGGCAAATTAGAAGGTTCTGATTTTGCTGCTCTACGAAAGAAGAAGAAGTAGTGTGCGCTACCTGTGGCTGTGGTAAGCCAAAAGACAAGCACGGCATGAAAACTGTAAAAGCAGCAAATAAAAAGTTTGCTAAGAAGGCAGCTCCTGCAAAGGGCAAGAAGTCTTCTATGGTAAGAAAGAAAGGCATGTAATGCCAGAGTGCAAATGTGGCAACTGTGGTTGCGGAAAGAAGGACCCTAATGGCTAAACCATTTGAAAAGGGAAAGTACACAGAAGACAAAGATAAAAAGAAAGACGCCAAGATGCTCAAAAAGGCTGGTTTTGATAAAGACGAAAAGGCCAAGTTTGAGAAGGCTGATAAAGCTCACGGCAAGAAGAAGAAGCCAAAAACCATGGCTGAAGATAAGAAGATTGACGCAAAGATTATTAAGAAAGTAAAGAAGTCCGATAAGGACGACAAAAAGAAGTAGAAGCTTGGGCCCCCAAAAGGAGGCCTTTTGCTTTATTATTGAACTGATTCCATGCGGGAATCAAAGCTGTACCCCTTGCGTTCGACCCTGATACTCCATTGGAGATTGCCATGTCTTATTTGTATAGAGACGAGTATAAAAAAGTCTCTGAACCAACTGAAGCAGATTTTGCTCGTGGTTTTGAAGACGCAACCAATGACAGTAAGAGTATTCAACCATTTTTGGTAGGGTTAGCCATAGGAGTGTTATTACGTAAAAAGGTACGGCGTAAATGAACACTAAAGAACTTCTTCCCTCCATTGTTAAAGCCTCTAAGACTTTAGATAAGCCCCTAACCCAAGCTCTGCGTAAAGACGCAATTTCTGCTGGGTGGCCTGTTGCCTTGACTAAAAGACTTCGTGTAGTAATGACCGACTCGTCTATGGATATTGAGTACCCTGAAGATATTGCTACAAGAATTGAAGACCTAGAGTATGGCGATGGCGATGCTCCTCCTATGCCAGTTTTTAGAAAATTTGCAAAAGCTCACAAACTTAAACTAGAAGACGCTTTAGTAGATGTAACTACTGAGTACTTGTTTGATTCGGAGATACTTCCATGAGTTTTATACTTTCTGAAGACCAAGCCTTAAAGACCCTTCTGCAGGGGATAGTTGTAACCGATGAAAAAAACAACTCTCGCTCAGTTCAAGCGTGGTTTGCTAACCCTGATGTAGAGCTAAGAAACCAGTCCTACCCATATGTAACTATTGAGTTAATTGGTGTAGAGTGGGCGTCCTACAGACAGCATTCTGGTTTTATGGTTGATAACGATAGGCAGGGAACTGTTGCCCCAGCTAATGGAGAAGTCTTTGACTATGAAGTTCCCGCAGCTTGGGATTTAATGTATCAAATAACAAGTTACGCACGTCATCCACGCCATGACAGAGCTATCATCGCTCACCTACTTAATAATGATTTTGTTGCTAACAGAGGATTTTTACCTGTGCCAAACGACTTAGGAACACAGACTTCCTACAGGCACATCACCCTACAGAATTTCGCTAAACGAGACACAACTGAAGACGGACGTAGGTTATTCCGAAACGTGTTCACTGTTCTAGTAACAAGCGAAAGTACCCCAACTAGCGGAGATTCCGTTGCTTGGGTAGAGGAAGTACTGATAAACGAAAACCCATCGAGCATCCCATCTGGTCTAACAGAAGTTTAATATACGTAACCCAATGAAAATAAACTAAGGAGAACAACTAATGTCTTATCTAAGACCTGGTGTGTATATTGAGGAAACCCTCAATCCAATACCACCATTAGCGGGACCAGACTCAACTTCGGTTGCTGCATTTATTGGTGCTGCAGACCGGGGTCCTCTAGACCCAACTTTGGTTACTTCGTGGACTCAGTACACTAGCCTGTACGGTTCATGGGGTACTTTAAACACATTAACAACTGCTGTCTACCTATTTTTTGCAAATGGTGGAAATCAAGCATACGTTAAAAGAGTAACAGCTGGTGCTGCCGCTGCAGCAACACGAGTATTTGATGACCGCTCTGCAACAACAGACCCAACGTTAAACGTATTTGCTAAAAACCCTGGTACTTGGGGTAATAGCATATATATAACAATTACTGATTCGTCTTTAGCAAATCATTTTGATTTAGTAGTTTATAACGGTGGAACAACTTCAGCTTTTATTGTTGAACGTTACACAGACTTAAACATGACAGTAGGAAATGCGCGTTATGCACCTACTGCAATTAATGCCGTTTCAAACGTCATTACAACTACTGATGCAAACTCTGCTGCTACTGGCGCCACACGAAATCCAGGAAATGTTGCTCTACAGCCTTTGGCTGCGGGAGCTACTGGTAGCGCCGTAACAGAATCTGATATTGCAAACGCAATGTCTAGCTTTGATACTGTAACCTCTGCTCTAGTGCTTAACGCACCTGGTGTTGTTGGAACATCTCCTATGAACACAATACTTTCTTATGCTGAATCAAGAGATGACGTATTTGTTGTTATTGATGCCATGAATGACACAGTAGCAAATCAAATGACACGTGCCGCAACTTATACAAGCACCTCTTTGGGGGCTGTGTATTACCCTAACTTAACCATTCCAAGCAACACTTCTTCAAGCCCAGACGCAGTTGAAACAGCTTTCTGTGGTGGAGCAATTGTTGGACAGTTCATCTCAACAGATGTTTCTCGTGGAGTGTTTAAAGCCCCAGCTGGTGTAAACAACAGAATTGCTGGAGCAGTAGCCGTTCAGAAATTAACTAATGCTAATTTAGACACAATGAACAGCGCTTCTGCACCTGTAAACGCTATTCGTTTTATCCCAGGTTCTGGAATCGTAGTAATGGGTTCCCGCACACTAAAGGCAGGATATGCAGACCGTTATGTTCCAGTTCGCCGTTCTTTGATTTATCTACGCAAAGCGCTTACTGACCTAACAAACTTTGCAGTATTCGAGCCTAACGATGCAGTATTATGGCGTCGTATTAAAGCTTCTTTGGAAGGATTCCTTACTGACTATTGGTCACAAGGTGGACTCCGTGGAGCTACCCCTGCAGATGCATTTTTTGTTAAGTGTGATTCCTCAACGAATCCCCTTATCAAAATTGATAATGGAGAAGTAAATATGGAAATTGGAGTAGCCCTTCAACGCCCAGCTGAATTCGTTATTATCAAAATCGGTCAATATGATGGCGGCACAACCGTCACCGTGGCGTAAAGGAGAATAAAACATGGCCACTAGCAATATCTCGCGCTTCTCTAAAATCGCAACAGACCCACTTCGCAGTTTTAGATTTTATGCGCAATTTACGCCTACAGAAACAGGGGCGTATGCAACAAAAAACTTCACTACATTTAGTGGGGGATTTACAAACATATCTGGGTTATCTATTAACACAGGTAGCATCGGATACCGTGAAGGTGGTTACAACACTACGTTGCACCAAGTTCCTGGTATGACAACATTTTCACCAATAACCTTCCAAAGAGGCGCATTGTTTGGAAATGACCAAGGCATTAACTGGATGCGTGGCTTGTTTGCCGCAGCAGCTGGAGACGGCATTGGCGTAGCGGCGGGCACAAGCTCATTCCGTTGTGATGTTAACATTTGGGTTATGGACCATCCAGTTGCGGATAATGGAGATAACGCATTTAAGATGCGCTTTAAAGTTCACAACGCTTGGATTTCAAGCCTAAGTTACTCAGATTTAAACGCAACAGATAACCAAATCTTGTTTGAAACAATGCAATTAGTACACGAAGGTCTTTCAGTATCCTTTACAGGAGCAACTGGAGATGTTCGTGCTGGAGACGCAAAAGGTTAAACAAACTAACTAAGGAGAACAAATCGTGGCAGAACAATTAATAACAGACCAGTCATTACTCGACAAACTGAC